TTGCAGTATAGCAGTTGAGTGATAGAACGAATCCTGTCTCTGAAACACCATGACTAACTCAGATTTCTTTCAACCATATTTTCCGAGGAGCAAGTACGACTCGCGTGAGTGACTCACGTATGGCTGGAGAATTCCGATGCAAGGTTTCAAAGACAAGACTCAACTAAAAATCACTGGGTTAACCGCAACGCGGGACACACAGCACCCCGGACTTGGTACCTCTATCCGGTTCGAGGTCCCCTACTTGATATCGCGCCGGGGCAGGCGCTGTAGCGGCTTATGCCACGTAACGTGTGACGTAGTGGAGAACGTCAGCAGGTGGAGGCATAAGTTGAGCAGCCACATCAAATTTTCCCTGAGAACACAGCCGTTCAATATTGAGTTGATCGGCAATAGAGATGTGGAACTTGCGCTCAAATAAAACCCTGGTGTCGCTACTGGGTTTAAAGGCAGCAACGTTACGTTCGTCACGAATGACGTCCGTAACTTTGTGGTAACCATCATAGACAAATCGTGGCTTAACGCCACGTGTCTCTTGCAGGGCGTATCTGGCTATAGCCCCAACAATAGGACACTGCGGTGTTTCATAACAAGCACTGAGTGCTTTGGCTCGCAGTAATTCACGCTTCACCTTAATACCCCCTTCCAGGCAGGAGCCAGTCCACGCAAATTTTGAAACAAATTCGCGCGGATTGCGGATAATTTCTCCACTGTCCGCAAATATCATGCCGCAGAATGATGCTTCACAAGGACTGGCCTCCGAAACAATCTTAATTTCGAAGCCCAGTTCCTTGTAATCCTCGGCTGACAACTCGACGTTGGTAACAAAGATACCATCGTCGCCTTCCACGAAACCATGAATGACACCGCCCTTCTTTTCAGCCAGATAAAGGGCGAGCATCATGTTCGTGAAACCATTCCCAAGGGACGTACACATTTCACCGCTCATTCTCCTGGCCTTGACCTTGGCACTAAACCCATTTCGACTAGAAATGTGATTGATGCCAGTCAAGGTCTGTTTTAAACAATGCATCCCTTGCGGGCCAAGACAGGGCAACATGTACTCATAAAGGATTAGCTCGCAATGATGCATCAACTCAGCGGTGAAATGTTTTTCGTATGCAGTAAAGTCAGTTGAGTAGCAACGCATCCCCTTAGGCAATGCTCTTAACAAGGCCGGCCTATCTTGAACGGGAATGTGTTTAATAAAACGAATGTTGGATTCAACATCGTAAATTTGCTCCTCAATTTTCTTGAAGAAAGGTCCACTCCAGGCTTTAAAACGGTCGTGACGACTGTTGATAAGCCTGGCGTGCTTGTAATTTGGATACTCTTCAAGTTTAATAAAATTTTTGACTTTACGGCACACATGTCTAGGTGGTGGCTGACCAGCATTAAGCTCGTTAGCTAACCTTAGTTCAGCTTTACGTGCCATGTTATAGTCAGTTGAGTCAAGCCATTCTTCAAAATTAGGACGGACCATGATGGGTTTTAAATGAGCTTGACACCACCTCCGCACCAGATCCCCCAACCCCCTTAGCTCCTCCTCCCTCGGTTTCGGGGTGGGGCCGAGGACCCTCTTGTAGCAGCCATCCTCGTGCGTTCGCGGGTCTCCTCTATCAACTGATACTGGTCCGTAACCCGGGAACAAGCATGATGGTAAGCTGCAGAAATTCGCGGATCTGGTTCGGGCCTTCGCTGCCGCTCGCACCTTCTCTCCCTTGCACAATTGTCGGCTTGGGGTCTCAAGTGCGACCTCACATGATCGATAACCGAAGGCCATAAGCTGTCCCTTGGGGGAATGACGCCTCCAGGTTCTGGGAAAAGTGTATCCCAGCCGCCCCAACCAGGAGGCATCGTCAAATTTTCGTGCCTCAACAACATGTCAATAATGGCCTCACATGTAGAGAGGCAATTAACAGACATGTTGTCAGGCAGTGGAAAATTGGGCACCGACAACAAACGTTGCCGCACACTCCGCGTGGCTAAATCAGCAGGGGCACCATTAGCATAGTCACGCTTCACAGTGGATACCAAGTGGGGAACGTAAAAGAGGTTTCGCCGCTGCCACAAACCGGGAGTGTTTGAGATCAGGTTACAAAACCCAGCTAGGGGCAAGAACCCGATGACAAAACACCAGTACAGCACGGTGAATGTGCTGAACCCGGCCATCCAAGCAAGAAAGATGGACACTGTCATGTAGCGCCACCAATAAAGAAGGGGAATCCACGTGAGATAATTGAATTCCCC